GATCTAAACCATACACAGGAAGGTAAATCATGTCTAAGCTACCGACAAACGAAATCAAAACGATCAGGAAGCGAGTACCTATCTATTTCAACGATCCCTCACTCACAAAACAGGAATATAGAGACGACGTGGATATCAATAAAATAATCGCCAAATTTAAAATAACCGGGGAACTCCCGGTTAAAAAAGGCGGCTACTATGCCGACGTATCTAGGATCCCGGACTACCAGACCATACTGGATCAGGTCAATCAGGCACAGGAAATGTTCATGACGTACCCTGCCGCCATCCGCGCCCGCTTTAATAATGACCCAGGACAACTCCTGGATTGGGCGGCGGATCCTAAAAATCGGCCGGAGGCCGTTAAAATGGGCATTCTGGCAGACACAAAAATGCCCTCGGAGCCGGCGAAGGCTACCGAACAAACTAAGACGGCAAAACAGGAAAATTTGACAGAGACCCCTCAAAAATGATAAAATTTGACGTTGATAAATCATTCACAAAAGCCGTTCTCTCCGAAGTAAAACAGCGAAGCGAAAAATCCGTTGACGTACACGGCTCAGCGAGCGAAGCGAGTACGAAGACGCTCGCTGTACAGCAGAATCGCAAAGGCCGACAGGCCGACGAGCGATTCTCCCGACACTGCCAAGCGCCGTTTCTTGCTTCTTCTCTTGCCTTATTCCCGACGTTTATCTTCTCGGGGGTGCTATGCCTACTTGAACTACATAGCACCACTGACACCAACGGTGTCAAAAAACCACTATGTTGCGTTTAATGTCATCTGGGATCTTCGAAGTCATACGCCAGGGACTACTAAACGGCCGTAAAGTCAAAATCTCACAGCGCTCTTATCAGACGACATACAAAACAAAGCGAAAAATCAAAAATAACGGTCAAACAGAATTCAAATGCATGCACTGCATACCGGAAGGAGGTCACAATGAGACGACGACGGATGAGCAGGGGCAAAAGCCGCAGACAGTTTAGCCGGACGGCGCGGCGTATCCATCCTAGAAATCGATCTAACCCCGCGAGGGGTGGCGTTAGGATCTAAGTTGCCCTGCTATTGGCCTATAACGGTCCATAAAGACGGGTTAAACGAATCTGGCAAGGCCAGGATCGTTTTTAATAAAAAGGCCGCTAAAACAGAGCCTGACGCATTTCAGTTGCCATGTGGCAAGTGCCTGGGCTGTGCCCTGGAAAAAGCTCGTCAATGGTCAATCCGTATCGTCCATGAGGCCAAAATGTGGCCTCAGGCGTGTTTCATCACGCTTACATACCGGGACGAATGTCTACCTAAACATGGGTCTATTAGCCCATATGACTTTCAATGTTTCATGAAAAGGCTTCGTAAGAAGCTAAAAAAAAAGTCAGTTACTTTCACTGTGGTGAATACGGTAAAAGACTCGGCCGCCCTCACTATCATGCCGTTATTTTTGGCCATGATTTTCCAGACCGTATCTTGTGGAAATCCAAACCATTCCCCTGCTTCACGTCCGCAGAGCTCTCAGGACTATGGCCCTACGGCTTCTCAACGGTGGGCAATCTCACGCCGGAATCAGCCTCATATGTGGCAAGATACACTCTCAAAAAGGTCTACGGTAAGAAAGCCGCCGATCATTATCGTGGAAAGCATAAAGAGTACATAACCATGAGTAAAAGGCCGGGGATCGGCCGAAGATGGTTGGAACAATACTACTCAGATATATACCCCGAAGGGGTTTACACCACAGCGGAGGGCGTTAAACAAATGCCGCCCTCATACTATGATCGGCTAGTAGGTCTAAAGGACCCGGGCCTTATGGCCCAAATAAAGCTTGCAAGGCGTAAACATGCAACGCATAATACCGTAGAGGATCAAATCTGTGGGAAAATGGTTCGCGTATCTAACTCTGATTCTTTTCGACTCCCTGTAAGGGAGCGCGTGAAAAGATCTCAAATAAAAGCCCTTAAAAGGCCCCTGGAGGACGTGTGATTACAAAGGTATTCTCAATTCATGACGGTAAAGCGAAAGCATTTCAGCTTCCATTCTATATGCAGACGGTAGGCGCGGCAATACGCGCCTTTGAGGATCTGGCTAATGATCCTAAGACAATCGTCTCACGTCATCCAGAAGACTTCGTGCTTTACGAGATTGGCTCGTATGATGACTCAACAGCCGAAGTCGTTAATAACCACCCGTTATCACTCGTCGCGGCGGCGACCGAGTTCAAAAAACCAGATATGTTGCCCCTGAAACTAATAACAAAGGATGAAAAACAGGAGGCTTAAATGAAATCAGTAATGGGGCACAAGTTCTCAGAAATTCCACGTGCGGAAATTCAACGGTCGAGCTTCGACCGATCGCACGGATATAAAACAACGTTCAATGCCGGATGGCTTATCCCTTTCTACTTAGACGAAGTGTATCCCGGTGATACATTCAACCTTCGTATGACGTGCTTGGCACGTATCGCAACACTCTTAAAGCCTCCGATGGACAATATGTTCTTGGACACCCATTTCTTCTTCGTTCCCATGAGGCTTCTGTGGACGAACTGGGAACGTATGAATGGGGAACAGTACAATCCGGCGGATACAACGGACTTCGAGATCCCTCAAATTGTATCGCCATCAGGCGGATGGCAAACGGGCACGCTCGCCGACTATCTGGGATTGCCTGTCGGCGTTGCAAATATCTCAGTATCAGCACTGCCATTCAGATGCTATAACCGAATATATCGAGACTGGTATAGAGACCAGAATTTGGTCGATTCCCCGAAAATTAATCTCGGTGATGGCCCGGATTCAGATGCCGACTATACCCTGCTTCGCAGGGCAAAAAGACACGACTACTTTACGTCAGCACTTCCATGGCCTCAAAAGGGCCCATCTCCTGTATTCGACGTGGCGGCCATTGCGCCCGTCGTTGGGATCGAGGGTATTCAGCCTCAATTCAAGATCTCCGGCGAAACAACGGAACGAGATCTAAAAAGCTTCTCGCATGCGCCGGAAACAAACCCCTTCGTTGGTCTTAGCGGTCCGCTGCCAGCAGCGGACGCGAGCTTGCTATGGACACGAACGGGATTACAGGCCGAGATCCCATTCTCTGAACCAATCCCGGTTAATGACTTCCGGGAGGCGTTCCAGATTCAGCGGCTACTGGAAAGAGACGCACGAGGGGGAACCAGGTACCCGGAAATTATCCGCAATCACTTCGGTGTAACGGATCCTCAATTCGATGTTCTTCAGCGGCCACAATACCTGGGGGGCGGTAGCACCCCGGTTTCTATCCATAGTATTCCGCAAGCATCGCCTACTGGAACCTATGCGGAAACGCCGCAAGGAAATCTGGCGGCCTATGGCACCGTTCAAGTCCATGGGAACGGTTTCACAAAATCATTCACCGAACATGGGCTCGTAATGGGTATTCTCTCAGTCCGCGCGGACTTAACATATCAGCAGGGTATCGATCGCATGTGGTCACGTAAGACGCGATTCGACTTCTATTGGCCCGCATTGAGTCATATGGGCGAACAGGAAATCTTGAATAAGGAAATCTACGCCCAGAGTAACGCGACGGACGACCTGGTATTCGGCTATCAGGAAAGGTATGGTGAACTCCGATACAAAAACAGCCTAATTACTGGAAAGTTCAAATCCAATGAAACCGGGGGAACATCCCTGGACTTCTGGCATCTGTCTCAGGACTTCGCATCATTGCCGACATTAAACAAGACATTCATCGAAGAGAATCCGCCGATCGACCGTATCATAGCGGTCAATACGGAACCTCACTTCCTCTTCGATTCTTACATTAAGCTCATCTGCGCCAGGCCGATGCCTGTCTATGGTGTGCCGGGCATGGTGGATCATTTCTAATGAATCCCCTGCTCTTGGTAGGAGCCGGAGCCGCCCTGCAAGGGGCGGCAAATATCGGCGGCGCCGCATACTCCGCTAAACAGTCGCAAAAGCTTGCGCGCGAACAAATGGCGTTCCAAGCACGCATGTCCAGCACAGCCCCCCCGACGGAAGTAGCAGAC